TCTGTAATAGACGAGATGATGAAGAAGGTGAAGAAGGTTATATGATTATGAGAGAGAAATATATTAAAGAAGTTGAAAAAATTAAAACAATGATAATAGAAAAGGAGTCAAAGTGGGAGACATAATGTCGCGCGGAAGAACATTGATAATTGGTTATGGTATAGTTGGCCAAGCAGTATATAAAGCTTGTCACGGCGAGAGAAGGAAATGTGATATATTAGATCCGCCAAAAGATATAACTATTGAAAAACCTTATGATTATTATGATAGGATTATTATTTGTGTACCGACGCCTATGCTAGTTGATGGGTTAGGATATCCACCTGATATGGCTTCCACAGGTAAGTGTGATGACTCATTAGTAGTAGATTATGTACATGACATTAGAGAGAACAATGAAGCTATACCTATTCTCATTAAGTCAACCACATCAATTGATACGATTCATTCATTTAAACATGACTTAGCTATCACTTATAACCCAGAGTTCTTGACAGAGCACAATGCTAATGAAGATTTTAGACGTCAGAAGTTTGCAATCTTCGGAGGCAATCAAGCTAGATACTGGCATATGTTTTTCCGTATATCAGGAGTAAGATTTGATAAAGTACGTTACACAGATATCTATAAAGCAGCTTATGCGAAGTATACTATCAATTGTTTCTTAGCAGTAAAGGTTATATTTTTTAATCAACTAAGAGAGATGTATGGAGATTATAACTTTGACCAACTGACCGAGATAATAGCTATGGATGAACGTATTGGTCCAAGTCATATGATGGTACCTGGCCCCGACGGGGTAATGGGGTATGGGGGTATGTGTTTCCCTAAAGACACCGAAGCCTTCGCATATGAAGCACGAGAAATGGAACATCCCCTCACTCTATTAGAGCATGCTATGGCTGTAAATAACGGTTATAGATTCCCTGATAATCCAGATTATAGCTTATAATCAAGCTTGAAAAACCTATAAATATTACTAAGGCACTAGAAACTCTGGGGTGCCTAGCGTTGGGTAGGACTTCACCGACCAACACTCTAATACAAAAAGCGGGGAGTAATATTTGTTTAAATCTTTTTTTAAAGAGACACGATGGTTTTTGCTTATCGTGTTTATATTAACAGCAACACTAGTTGGCAATGTATTATATTTTACTAAAATTGAACCTGGTACAGCTAACCCACATCTGGAGGAAGAAGCAGAAGAGGTAGGTATGCAACTTACCAAATTAACTGATTCTTTATATTCATTAACAGGCCAAATATTAGAAGGCGACTGTGAAAGAATAGCTCCACAACTCCCAGCAGAAGATGCATTTACATTAATTTTAGAAAGCCCGGGCGGGAATTTAGCTGACGGCGGATGCTTAGCATCTCATATTAAGCTTAGAAATGTCGTAACGGTGGTTAGGAATACACCTATATTAGACGACAGAGGTAAATTTTTATATCGACCTGGACTCATACCTGAAGAGGATGACCCTGGTTTTGGTAAGACCGTATGTGCTTCAGCGTGTGCTGTAATGTTTTTAGGTGGAGATGTTAGATACTTAGTAGGCGATGTGTATCTTGGTATACATGGTCCACGCACACCAGACGGTGCTGTATCTGGTTTAAGTCAACATGCTGTAGAAGCTCAGACATTACAAATAGCATCAGCCATTTTAATATTGCTTGAACAACTAGGAGTAGAAGACCATAATGTAAGAAGAATGTTTATACAGATACCGGGAACTTCAATGTATTTTTTAAACCCAGATGACTTCGAAGCTGCACCTGCTCTAATTGATTTTGCTACCCACTATGTTAATTTTTGGGGTTATAATAATGAAAGACTAAACGCAGGAATAGAGGACTAATATGTTAAGATCATTTTTTGGAACTTGGAGATATGGATTCTATGCATGGGCTATGTTGTCCTTGCTAATGGGTATCATATGGTACAACGTAGAGATATTAGTATTCTATAATGCATGGAACAAAGAGATATATGATACTATACAAACACTTCAGGAAGAACGTTTCTGGGAGTTATTCTTAGGATGGAACTGGGGTAGGATAACAGACTTTGTACTTCTTAAAGAAGATACGATGCCATCGTTCCTTGAGATTATTGCTTTGTATACACCCATAGCAGTATATGCTACATGGCAAACACAACGGTATTGTTTTAAATGGAGAGAGGCTAATACTAAACATTATATGACTCGTTGGGAAAACTCGACAGCTAAGATAGAAGGTGGCAGCCAGCGTATACAAGAAGACTTAATGATATTTGGTAAGGTGCTTCAAGGATTGTTTATGGGATTCTTTTCAGCAATCTTAGTTCTCTTTGCTTTCCTCCCTATACTTTGGGAGCTGTCAGAGGGCCTCCCTGTTTGGAATGGAAAGATAATACCGGGATTCCTTGTATGGGTTGCATTAGGTGTATCCATTGGAGGTACACTCATATCAGTTTTATTAGGATGGAAGCTTCCTAAACTTGAATATAATAATCAAGTGGTAGAAGCAAAAATGAGAAAGAAATTAGTATTCTCAGAAGATGATTTTAAGGAGAGAGCTACAGAAGCACTCTTCCCTATGTTCTACGCAGTACGTAGAAACTACTATAGGTTATTTAATTGGTACATGGGTTTTGGTGTATGGCAAACCGCATTTGGATTATGTGTAGGTAACTTAGCACTGGTTGTATTAGCACCAGCTTACTTTGACCAATTAATAACACTTGGCGTTTTATTCCAAGTATTAAATGCATTCGGACGTGTTGAGAGTTCGATGGGATTTTTTATAGACCGATGGACTACCATTGTAGATTTCATATCGGTTATTCGTCGTATCCGTGAATTTAATAAGGCCTTGGACGAAGCCGAACAAGAGGGATAAAATGGAAAAAACTTTTATACGGTGGTATTTATTCACCGCAGTTTATCTTTGTGGACTCGTTCCTATGTGGTACTATGGAATGTTTCAAAAGATTCATGCTGCAGATGTAACTAACATTACTATATTAATATATGTGATATTCGTAGTAGCAATATTATTAATGGGCTGCACATCATATAGAATTTCAAAAGGAAAGGGGAAGTCTTTAAATCTAAAGTACTTGGATATAACTTGGTTCTTATCTGAAGCGATGATGACATTAGGACTTATCGGTACTCTAGCGGGTATGATATATCTCTTTGGTCAAATCTTTATGGAGATAGATGTAACGAATCCTGATGATTTAAAGAAAGCTTTAAGCCATATGGCAACTGGATTATCTACTGCTATGTATACAACTATCGTAGGTATGATTTCTGCTTTACTAACTAGAGTTCAATTAATGAATTTGGAATATGGACAGGAGTAGATATAAGGGTATGACATCCTTCTTAGACCTGCTTTGGATTCTCTTAGCAGGTTTAGGAGCAATGTTCATCATAGCTTTTTTATTAATACAGCCTCCTACTAAGGACGCCGACGTTATTAAGAAAGCAGAATATATGATTGTCTTAGAATGGGATAATCAATCTAAAGATGACGTTGACTTATGGGTTCAGGATCCAAATGGAAATATTGTATCCTTTATAAATAAATCAAATGGACTAATGAATTTAGAGAAAGATGATTTAGGCCAAAGAAATGATTTTGTTTTTAATGAATATGGTAAGAGAACAATAGTATTTTTAAACAGGGAGGTAGTTACCATACGTGGTATCCTTGCTGGAGAGTATCAAATAATGGTTCATATATATTCTCGATATCCTTTCGGACAAAGAGAAGAAGCATGGTACAAAGTTGAAGTTATTAAAGTAAATCCATATGCAATTAAGATTATAAAGGAAGGTCAATATAACGTTCACGGGCAAGAGTTAAGTGTAGCGAGATTTACATTAGATAAAGATGGTGAGTTTGTATCTTGGAATAATCACCCATCAGATATCATTAAAGCTCAGAGAAGTTATACAGATGACAGTCAGAGAATTTTGTCTGATTATTTAGCTGGCAGAGGTGTAGGAGCAGTAGACATATGATTGTAGATGAACAGATAATGGCAATAACAATATTGATGTTTGTCTTATCGGCATTCGCTTTATTTGTATTCATACGATATGCAAGGGAACAGAAATTACTATACTTTCTTATTCCTGTTATATTAGCATTATCAATATATACGTATAGCGGCATTCAACATATATTAGGTAATCCTGTATATGCTGTATTCGATAAAGAGTTTATATATTTAGCTCATGTAGTAGATAATGAACAGAAGTGGATATACATTTATGTCTTTGGTACTGAGGAAGATGATAGAGTACCTAAGAGTTATAAAATTAATTTTACTACTGAGAACGAACAAGCTTTAGCAGAGGCACAACAAAAATCTGGTGAGGGTGTTCCACAAGGCTTAGAGTTTCTTAAAGAGGATAGTAATGCCAGCGATGGATTTACAGAAGATACTTTAAAGTTATACGATTTTAATAAACTAGAAGGAGTAACAAAAGATGACAGAGATGGCTGACCCAAAAGGTCCACCTAAACCACCAGGAGCAGATCAGGTTTATCCTAAGCTTGACTTGCTTACGAAACACATTAACTTTTTTATGGAGGATGTTACTATGGCCTCTATGGAACCATTATGTGAATGGATTGTATCGGCTAACATGTCTGATAACCCACCTAAAGAATTAACATTAGTTATATGTTCTAGAGGAGGAGACCTCAATGCATGCTTTGCATTAGTTGATATTATGAAGGGGTCTAAAATCCCAATTAGAACTATTGGATTAGGAATGATTGCTTCTTGTGGTCTTCTTATGTTTATATCAGGCACTAAGGGTAGAAGAGTACTTACTCCAAACACAGCTATCTTATCCCATCAATACTCTTGGGGTACTATGGGTAAAGAACATGAGCTATTCGCTAGAGTAAAAGAGATGGAACTTACTACTTATCGAATTGTAGAGCATTATAAGAAGTGTACAGGTCTATCTGAGAAGAAGATTAGAGAGTTCTTATTGCCAGCACATGACGTATGGTTAGGTGCAGATGAAGCTAAAAAGCTACATTTATGCGATAAAGTGGAAAATATTAGCTAATTGGGGTTGCCATTTAAGCTAAGATAGGGTATAATATATGTTATATGATGAAATTAAGTGATGAAGAACTTAGGGGTTTCATTGAATACTTTGGAAATGAAATACCAGACCCCTTCCATCACCCACGTAAGGTGATATGGTTAATGAAATGGTATCAGTCAATTGTTATGAGGAATAGAAATGAAGATATTAAAGATTGAAGATTGTGACTTAGTTATAGCTACAATCCAAAAAGGTAAAACCAAACGTCATTCATATGATGTTTTATGTGTTAGAACACAAGATGAGGTTATCCCTCTATCAACATCCGACTCCCCAATATTATTAGATAACGAAAATGCTTTCGTTAGAAATGAAGTTGTTGAGAATCATGACTTCTATAAGGTGGGTGGCACTGCGTGAAATTCATTAATATATTAATGACAGGTCATAGTGGTTATATAGGCTCACATTTAAAAAAATACTTAGAGAAAAATGGCTATCGTGTTATCCCTTACGAGGGAGATATAATGGAGTTCGAAATTAAAAATGAAATCCATATCGATTTAGTAATACACTTAGCAGCCTTAACTGGAGTTAGAACTTCATTAAGGATTCCCGAAGAGTATTGGAGAATCAACGTTGATGGATTTAGAATGGTTATGGATGAATGTGTAAAGAAGAAGGTTAAGATGATGTATGCTTCTTCAAGTAATGCAGAGGAGTGGTGGTCTAATCCATATGCTATGACTAAGAAGTGTAATGAAGAAATGGCTAAGCCTCATGGCTTTGTAGGCTTCAGACCACATACAGTATATCCAGGAAGAGAGGATATGTTATATCACAATATGATTAATCATCCTACACGAGTTAGATATATAAATGGAAGGCACGCTAGAGACTGGACCCACATAGATGATTTATGCTCTGCGGTGTTGACATTGATGAAGAAGTATGATATAATAGAATCTAATGTTATAGATATTGGAACTGGAGAATCTATTAAATTGACAGAAGTCGCTAAGAAACTAATGCCACATCACACACCTGAAATGAGAATGGAAGATACTGAACACGAACGTCACCACACAAAGGCAGATACAACTACTTTAAAATTCTTTGGCTGGAAGCCTAAACACAGAATAATATGAGATTAAAAAATTTCGTATGGACCTTCGAAGGTGCATTATCCCCAGAGGTCTGTGATAAGATAATTAAACATGCTGGAACACAAAAAACTATAGCAGCAGTAACTGGGAAGGGCTCTGTTAATAAAGCAAGAGACTCAGATGTAACTTGGTTATATGATAAGTGGATTACAGACTTAATAAATCCTTACGTTGATAAAGCTAATAAGAATGCTGGCTGGAACTTTCAATGGGAGCCGGTAGAAGAAATTCAATTTACAACATACAAGAGAGGCCAATATTATGATTGGCATAGAGATACGTTCTCTAGAAACTTCGCAAATGATAAGATAAGAAAGTTAAGTGTCACTGCTAATTTATCTGATGGCTATACTGGTGGTGATATGTACTTCGACCACGAAGAAAAATATGGTATAACTAATCCTATAGTTTGTGAAACATTAAGAACTAGAGGTTCGATATCTGTCTTCCCATCTGACCTATGGCATAAGGTAGATACAGTAACAGCTGGAACAAGACATTCATTAGTATTATGGTTAAAGGGAGATCCATTTAAATGAGTAAGATTGCAATATTAAACGACACCCATGCAGGTGTTAGAAACTCAAGTGAAATCTTTATAGACTTCCAAGAGAGATTTTATAAGGAGATATTCTTTCCTTATTGTAAGAATCAGAATATCAAACACATTATTCATTTAGGTGATTATTATGACCATAGGAAGAATGTAAACTTTAAAGCTTTAAGAGCTAATCGATATATGTTTTTGGAACCTCTGAAGGCGATGGGTATGACAATGGATATCATTCCTGGCAATCATGATGTGTTCCATAAGAATACTAATTATCTATGTTCCTTAAAAGAGTTGTTAGGATACTATACATCTAATGTTAAAATCTTTATGGAGCCAACTACTATAGATGATATGCATTTCCTCCCTTGGATTAATGCAGAGAACTATGAACATAGTATGAGGTGGGTTAAGTCTAAGACGGGTGGTACTTTATTTGCTCATTTAGAATTGCAAGACTTTGAAATGATGAGAGGTATTAAATCACCTAATGGTATGTCAGCTAAAGAATTTACAAATTTCGATAGAGTGTATTCAGGACATTATCATGCTTCCTCAACACAAGGCAATGTTACATACCTCGGTTGTCAGATGGAATTTACTTGGGCTGATTGTGATGACCCTAAAGCATTTCATATATACGATACAGAAACAAAAGAGATGGAGAAGATATATAATCCTCTTTCTATATTCACAAAGATACATTACAATGACGATGGCGTTGACTATGCAAAGGAAAGCGTAAATGAACATGTGAACAAGTTCATCAAAGTCATCGTAGATAAGAAAACAAACCCATTTATGTTTGATAAATTCATCGATAGATTATCTGATATAAATAATCATGAACTAAAGATAGTAGAGAACTTCTCAGAGTTCTTAGGAGCGAATGTAGTAACCAATATAGAAGACGTTGAGAATACTACAGACCTAATGAACAATTACATCGATGGAGTTACTACAAATTTAGATAAGGAAAAACTGAAAACACTTATGAACAGTTTATATAATGAAGCACTTGATATGGAGATACAATGAACGAAATTTTAATACTTATAGCTATAGTGGGACTAGGAGTCTCAATATGTAACATCGGGGAGGACCCTCGTACAGTACCTATCGTAGAGATGTCGATGAGTACAGAGCCAGTCCTTGAAGAACGACCTCTCGATGAAATAATGGAAGAGTTCGAAGGCAATGCGGGGGCGGCAGTAGCAATAGCCAATCCAGTCTTAGGACCCGAACCAGAACCAGTAATCGATATTAATACACCAATGAGTAAGAGTACATTAATAGAGATACTAGGAGGCCTAAGTTATTATGTTAAAAATTGTGCACCGCTTACAGCCGAAGGACAATTTTATTATGATGCAGTTATTGAAAGGCATGAAATAAATACAGAGTTGATTGAATTGAATCCAAGTTATATTGCGGGACAATTAGCAGCAGCTACATATCCTAGTTGCGAAGCTTTATACGAAGCCGTAAATGAATTGGGCGGCGGAGATATGCTCGAGCAATGATTACATTCCAAGAGTTAGAATATAAAAACTTTCTCGCGGCCGGTAACAACCCAATCACAATCCAATTAAATAGAAATAGAAATACTCTTATAGTTGGTAGCAATGGTTCTGGTAAGTCTACTATCCTCGATGCTTTATCATTTGCTTTATTTGGTAAGGCTCATCGTTCTGTACCTAAGAATAATTTAATTAATTCAGTTAACGGTAAGCACTGTGTGGTATCAGTTACCTTCGAGACGTCAGGTAATACATTCAAAATAGTTAGAGGTATCAAACCTAATGTATTTGAAGTATGGCAAAACGGGAAGATGATTGACCAATCAGCATCAGTCAGAGACTATCAAAAGTTCTTAGAACAGAACATACTTAAACTTAATCATAAGAGCTTCCACCAAATAGTGGTGCTTGGCTCTTCTTCATTCATACCATTCATGCAACTTAACTCAAAGGTTAGACGTGAGGTAGTAGAAGACTTATTAGATATTAATATATTCTCACGAATGAAAAAGATTCTTAAAGAGAGGAACACCATAACTAAGAACGATGCTTTGGGGGAACATAATAACCTTAATGTATGGAAGAGCAAACATGAATACCAAGAGAAGTACGTTAAGAAGATGGAGAAGATTAATGCAGAGGCTAAGATAGATAATACCAATGCTGTTAAAGAGTTTGAAGACACCATTGCCGATTTAATAACACAAGGTATTGATTTATCTAGTAAGGCTAAAGAATTTGATTCAGACTTAGATGGTAAGCTTCATGATGTAACTAACTTGATATATGATACTAATAAAGTTATCAATAAACTAGGAAAGGATATGACATTCTATTCTGATAATGATAATTGTCCTACATGTATCCAACCAATCACTGCTGAGTTTAAAACTGAAATGATGATAGGTCTTAAAGAACAACGCGACGGTCTTGAAACACAATTACCTAATTTATCTAATCAGAAAGATGAGATTGATAAAAGGTTAGCGGCGTTAAATGAGATTACTGATAGCCTATCAACTATACAACAGAGCATCGAATTTAATAAAACTCATATGGGTATGCTTAAACATAAGTTGAAGTATCAAGAGTTGACTAACGCCAATAAAGAATTAAGCAATTTAAGAGTGAAGGCAGATGAATGCAGAGATGCATTAGACGAGTGTAATACTAAACTGCTATATAATGATATAGCTGGAGAAATGCTAAAGGATACTGGTATACGTACTAAGGTCATTAGAGAATATCTACCAGCAATGAATGTATTGATTAATCAGTATCTTCAAACTTTAGAGTTCTTTGTAGCCTTTACATTAGATGAAAATTTTGATGAGACTATTAGAAGCAGACATAGGGACCAATTCAAATATGATAACTTCTCTGAAGGTGAAAAACAACGTATTGATTTAAGCTTATTGTTTACTTGGAGACAGATAGCTAAGATGAAGAACTCAACGAATACTAATTTATTAATATTAGATGAGACCTTTGATTCATCATTAGACGTAGACGGAGTTGATAACCTTATGAAGATACTTCATTCATTAGGAAAGGAAACTAATACATTTGTTATATCACATAAGGGTGATGTACTTTCTAATTCGTTTCCAAATAGAATAGAGTTTCAAAAGACAAGTAATTTTTCGAAGATAGTATGATATTTTCTAAATGGCCAGAAGGAGCGGGTATGAAGAATCCAAATTGGAATAGAGAGTCTAACGATAAGATGACGGCGAATGAATATTCAAGAGCTCTGCAACAAATGGCTACGCTAAGAAGAACCATGCCGCCCGCTATACACTTAGGACGTGTACGAGATGTATGGCTTCAATATGCTAAAGATAAATTTGAGAGTGGTGCACATGAAGAAAGACCTATCCCTGAAGGATATGTAAATGAAAGAAATCATTACAAACAATATTGGCCTACTCAAATCATTACTGATGATAGATTATTATTACCCGAAGAATCACCATTTGATATATTAAGTATTGGTATGACTCGTATTCGGTGGGCAGAGCTAAAGGCCAATGATTACCTTCCGCCTCATATGGACCAGCCAGAACATTATAGATTTATTATAACAATCGAAGGGGAGTCAACTTTCTCTTGGCCTGAGACTGAAGAAGACCCTATCACTATGAAAGAAGGTGATATCTATTTTTTAAATCCCGCATTTGTACATACAGTTAATAATAATACTAATAACAGACGCATAGCTATATTAGGGAACTTTGCAATTAATGATAAGACCAAGAATGGATTACTACGAATTAGAACCGAAGGATAATCATTTCACAGATGTCTTAGCCGATGTAACACACAGATGTAATATGGTATGTAAGAATTGTTACATTCCTAATAGAGATATCCCTGATATGAATATTGATAAGATGATTGAAACCATCTCTCAATTTCCAGTAAGAACAATGATACGTATTATAGGTGCTGAACCTACTATGCGAGATGACTTAGATATAATTGTTCAACGTATTAGAGCTGCAGGACATAGATGTACTTTATTAACTAATGGACTGAAGTTAGCTTCTGATGTATATACTAAAAGATTAAAGGCCGTTAAGTTAAATCATATCTATATCTCGTTGAATGGAATTGACAATGATGATTGGTATGAAGAGATAGATGAACTTAGATGTGCTAAGACTAAGATAAAGGCTTTAGAGAATATACATAAGAATCGAATTATAATGGATACGGGCACTATACTAGTTAAGGGTGTAAATGATGAAGCTCCAGAAAGACTTATGAATCTTCTTAAAGCAAAAAATATTAATAGTGTAGTATGTCGCTTTAAGAACGTAGGTGCCTTAGGTAGACATATAGAGGCTGAGAACCACACAGAGATGGATATGATAGATTTGTTATCAGTCCAACTTAAAGTAAGTAAGGATTATATCTTAGAGTGGAAGAACAAACCCATATATGGTAATGACGATGTTGAAGATAGTAATTTCATGTTCCCATTAACCCCACCCTCTAAGAGACTTAGGTCTGGCATATGGATTAAGGTAGCTGACTGGGGTTCTATAATGAACTTTGATAATCCAAGTTCCAATCAAAGAAGAGGTAGAATAACACCTGACTGGAAGATAGCACCATTCTTTGAACATGTTAAGTTGAATGAGGGAGGATACTAATGGTATATGAATTAGTTAAATTCTCATTTGATATATTTGATGCTAGGAAGGTACCCGCTACTACTGAAGAAGCCATTCAAGAGATATATGATAAACTGGATGAATTGAATTTAAAGGAATCTATAGAGTTTATTGAACAAGTTAGATTCTCACAGCTCATGCATGATGATGCTAATGCATTTTATATGGAGGGCAATACTCTTTGTTGTCCTAGACGATGGACTGATAAGGGATGGGAGATATATCAAGAAAGAGAGCAAATGCAACAGGTAGCTGAGTCAGAGTTATTTAACAAAGCTGGCATAGATATCCATAAAGAATATGATAAATTTTGCTCTAAGTACAGGCATGGGGGCTGCCAATGCACCGTTTCTTGTACGATGAGGACATTTCTAGTGACTTCTACGTAGGCAAATAGTCCCGAAAGCGCGAAAATAAAGCTCGAAATGACTACAGAAATAGGTTGCTTTATCTGCAAAAAGGGCGTATAATATATATATAACAATTGAGAAGGAACCTACATAATGAATAAAGTGAATACGGAAATACTAAATAGCGCGGTTGAGACACTGGGCAAATCAAAATTAACTGTCAAAGAACTATTGGCCGTTACCAAAGAACACGGTTGGTCACGACAGCAAACTTATA